CCTTATAAAGTTCCTCTCGTTGTTTTTCTTCTCTCGCCCTCTCTCTTATCACGTCTGCAAAGTCCAAGCCTTGCTCGCCCAGAATTCGCGTCCTGGTTGTAAGATCGTTTTGGAGAGCGGTGATATTCGCGTCAATGTCTTTTTGTGGATCAACCCATTGCCAACCGCGCCCCTGCCAAAAGACACGGTTGAATTTTTTCAATTTTTCCTCGGTCGGCTGAATTGGTTTCCCCGCCACTTTTATTCGCATCCGCAACATAGCCGAATAAAGCCAATCGCTATAAACCGGAGCGTTGAAACGCTGGGAAAACCAATCCTGCTTATCCCGGTACATATCACGATCTTGCAATACACCTTGCCGAATGCTTGAATAGTTGACTCCCTCCAAGTCGCGTGCAAGGTCAACGTAGCTAACGCCCAAGGCGCTGGCAATGTCGCGCAAGAAGATTTTCAGAATCTCCGGGAGCTTGTCAATTCCGCTATCAACCGAAAACGGCTTGACGGTGTAACCCGGCGGCAACTTGCTAAAAGTCCCAAATTCGAATATGTCTTTTAGGGCGCGGTCGCTATCAGACATTCTTCCGTCGTGCTTGTACTCCCCAAGCGCATCGGCTGATTTTTCGTAGAACCCCATTTTGCTACCGGCCGCTTTCATGGCAACCGAAATCGCTTTTAGAATATCATCGGTCATATGGATTTTGAACATCGCAGGCGTAAGCCAGCTTACGCTTCTGGCCTGCGTTGAGCGTGAAAGCTTGTTTAGACAAATTACATTTTCAGCCGGAATGCGGACACGACTCACTCGTCGCTGATGCCCATACAGTGCGTACTCTCCCGAGACCGCTCCATCGTGTGTTGACTTAAACCAGTATGCAACCGGGCGAGAATATTTGTTGTATTCTACGCTGCTTATGACAAGGTTCCCGCCCTCGGTCCTGTGTGTCGGCCATGTGGGATCAAGCATATCAGATTCAACAATTTCCAGCGCGTAGCCGAAGGAGTTGTCAAATCCAAAATGTTTAACAAGGAATATTTCCCCATCAACTGCGACGCGCCGCAGGACAAGCTCTTGCAACTCTTTCCAGTTGAATCGCCCGCAGACCGTCGGCTCCTTGCCCCACTCGGCCCACTGTTCCTCAATCGCATCGTTTGCCAGTTCATCAAGCAACACCCCGCCGGGGTTAAGCGCCCGCACTTGTAACCGGATCCCATCTTTTCCCAAGATGTTTGTCTTCAGGAGGGCGAGATAGCTGTTTGTAATCGGGCTGTTTCGCTCTAGCCCACGCGCCCGGTTTCGTAAATCCGAAAGGCTTCCTTGGTCAATCTTGCTTTGGATATCTCCAATCGACGAATCCCAATCGAGGGTAATCCGATTGATCCCGGCCGAATCGTAAGAACTGCCAATAGCAATCCTTTCCTCTACTTGTTGCGCTGGCGGCGCAAGCTCCACAGTGGTGTTCGTAACATGCGGAATCTCGAATTCAAAAGGATACATTTAGGAAACCCCCCTGAATTCAATTTTTACCAAGTTGTTGCTACCTTTGCCGCTTTCTTCGTCAAGCTCCGATAGATATTGATTGTACTCTTCTTGGTACCGCGCCCGTGCCCGCTGCAATTCCTCGTAAGACAAATATTTCAATTTGCGCCCTTCGGTTTCCTTTTCCGCGAGAGCGCTCATATTGCCCGACGACTTGGCTTCTAGCGTCGCCTCAATCGCGTCAAGCATGATCTTGCAGTGCGGGCGACTGTCAACGGTCGGATCAACAATTTCAATCGCGCCACGACGCACGGTGTACACGTTGCCGTCGGTGTCGGTCGCGCGCGCGACGTAGTTATAGACGCCTTCCGAGTAACCGCCCGTGGTGGACGCTCCGACGCTGACTAAAAAATAGTCACCATCGGTCCCAGCCGTAATGCTAATCGTGTCGCTGTCCGAGCGTAGCACATAACTCAGAGTATAGTCATCTACCGAATAGTTGGTTTCCGATATCTTCCATTCCCAGGTGTCGCCAAGGAATAAAGTGGAAGGTTCGGTTTTCGGTATTTGGTGCGCCATACAAGGCTGTCCTCAAGGGCAAGGGTCCAGACTTAAAACAAAGTCCTTCTTTTTCGAGTTTCACTATACATGATTTCCGGAACTGTGTCAACAAGCATTTCATTGCCATCAACTTTTTTCTCTTCCGAGTTTCCCTCGCCCTCCTTACATTGGCTTTTTTGTATTTCTTCTAAATCGAATTGCCTTATTTCAAATGCCGCCAAGGCATAAACTCGCGTGTCAAGAAAATCATTTCTCGATCTGATTTTCTTCCATCTTGACCGAATCGCCCCGTTCTTGTATTCTTCTTCCAAGCGTTCCGCTGTAAGATACTCAAAGTATCGCTCATCATATCCCCGGTCTGCGGAGGCGAAAGCCGAATATTCCATGTTTGCATCTCCATTTTCCAAGCGACTCAAAACTTTTAGTTTCATTATGTGGACATTCAAGTCAAACAACCTAACCCCTTTGTTTGTAAGTGCCTTGGTCGGCGGCGAGATAAGCGGCTTTGTCTCGACGTTGCCACCCTTAATCGGATAGACGCCAAGCGGATAAAGCGGGGAAGTAACCCTGTAAACAATGTCGCTCCGGTACCCCGAATCAACCGCTGTTGCCAATATTTGCAGATCCCTACCGTCCGAACGCTTGTAGCTCCTAAGCACCTTGCTTACAAGAGTGAACCAGGGGCTGCGCATCTTTAGCGCCTCGCTCGCTTCCCGGCCGTCACGGTCAACCCACAAGTCTCTCCCCGGAATGTATGTGCAGAATATAGACGTATCGCCCTCTATCAGTCCCGCCTCCAAGCCCCAGTCCTTGCCTCGCAAGCCGTGACCTACGATCTCGTAGTAAATGCCAGTCTCTTGCACGTCCACACCCATGGTCAAGACGATAGCTTCCTCTGGAGCAAACGCCACGTAGTCACGTCGACGCCGAAGCAACTCGCTTATATTCAATACCTTCCCGGTGTAGTTTTGCCACGGTTCGCCCATGTCCGTGTTCTTCCAGCTTTTTAGCAGCGATATGTCACCCGTCCTATTCGCCTCGTTAAATTTGTCCACAATCTCCGTCCAGCTGCGCCAGCCGACAGGCGCATAAAGGCCGTTCAGGTGGAAGCCCACGATGTCGCTTTCGGCGCGGGCCACCCACTTCGCGCCATTCTCCGGTCGCATAAGCTTCCCCTTGTCCCGCTCGTAAATCTTGCCCTGACACTGGCGGCACTCATACCAAGGCTCACCCTTTATTTTGTAGGCCCTATCTGATATGCTCGAATCCTCATACTCCCATTTTAAACCACCCGGTCCCTCGTCGTACCCCCATAAAAGGGGCTGTAAGAATCCGCAATGCGGACATGCAATATTGTACAGTCTCTTATCTGATTTCTCGTATAGTCGCCAGATTCTACTGTTGTCATCGAGAGGCGTTGACAGATAAAACAGCTTTCGCCGAGGAAAACTCTGTGCACGTTGCGTCAACAAGACAAGCGGATCTCCCTCGCCCTTTACGTCGGACGGATAGGCGTCCACTTCGTCCATCCCTATAAACGGTGTGGAGAGCATGCGCATACTGGCGGGACTATTAGCCCCACTAAGTACAAGCCGACCGCCCGGATATGTCTTCATTTTTATACTGCTACTCCGGGTGTCCCGGCTCTCGCTTTCAATCATTCGGTTGCGTAGAACATCGCAATTTTTGATCATTGGACCAAGTTTCGTTATGCTATAACGCTCCGCAACCTCTAGGATAGGCTGTACAAGCATAAAGCTTTTTCTTGCGATGTGGATACAGTAGCCCATCCAATTGTTTAAAATCTCGGTACCCCCCACCTGCGCGGGCTTGACGAAGACAACATGCCTGCAAGGATCTTGAGGCGATAGAACCCGCGTAATCTCCCTGGCATATTCAATCTTTGCGAATCTGTACGGGCCGGGTGAAGCCGTTTCCTCCGGCCCTAAATACCTGTAGGTTTCCGCCCATTCGTCAACGGTGATATACGGATCAGGCGCTATCCCCTGCTTCGCCTTTTCAAGCAGGTCTTTTACAAGCTCCCTTTGCACAGGTGAATCTGAATGTTTTAAGATCTCCGAAAAACCGGTAACGTTTTTGCTATCTATACCCATGATATATACAATCCCTTTCCTATTTGTTCTTTTCCATTTCCTTCATCAGCCCGTCATAATCATTGGCTACTCCCTTAAGCGCTCTATTAATCCAGCGCTCTGCTTCAATCTCAGCTTCGCTCGCCGATTCTGGCTCCCGAATCCTTTCAACCAGCTGGGGCACCTCCCCTGTTAGCACCTCCCTTACTCGTCGCATCGTAGCAAACAAAACCGCCCCCGCTGCTTGCGCGTTAATCAGTTTTTTCTCCTGGGCGTCGTTTGCCAGCTTCATTTTCCGGACTTGCTCTTTCAGCCTTTCCTCTTCCAGGTTTAATTGCTCGAGACTCTTTCCCGGCTTCGTCCGCGTCTGCTTTTCAGCCGTCGTCAACCCTTCGTGCGCACGGGCGCCTTGCGGGATTGAGTCATCGCTTGCCGGCGGTCCTTCACATGCCATCGGGAGACGCCCCCGTCTTCCGAATATCGTAATCCCTTCCGGAT